CTGTTCGTTGAAATGGAAACCCGCCTAAGCCTAAGTTTTGATGCTCTTCAATTGTTTCTGAGCCAGCAATATATAGCTTGTTATTGAATACGTGTAATGAGTTAATTTTGTCAGGGTCAGATTCAGCGCTACCAAAATCCAAAGCGTTCCAGTTAACACCATCGTTAGGGTCAGATTTAATAAACTTCTTAGAATCAGTGTTACAAACAAAGAAGCTATCAATGAATACTACTAATTGTGGGGCGCCGTTAGCTACAAAATCACCGTCAGTTATTTCTTGAAATACTGGGCCACTATCACCGGACTCATCAACAATGTAACCTTTGCCGCCTGGCACAAGTATCATTAACTGTTTTCCATTGTCAGCCATTGATACACGGCTATCTCCAGGTATCGTACCTAGCGTTACAGCGTTAAAAGTCTCAACACCGTTAGCATCGAATGAGTTATCAATCCTAACTAATGTTTCACCGTTTAAAAAGTACGGGCTACCATCTTTAACATGAGCGCCTCGGTTGACTTGCTTGCTATTGCCGGTTGTTAATAGTTGGCTGATACCAGCGCCACCGAATAGAGTGCCTTGAGATAAAGCACCTTCTACTTGTGGAATGTTTACGTACCAGTTAACGCACTCTTGATTACTAATAGATAAACTATCAGAAACATAAAAGCCGTTTGATATTGGTATTTGTAGTTTAGGCATTTCGCTATAAACCTCGTTTTATTTTATGGTGTATCATTAACGATATCGCCAACAGTCATATTAAACATTGTAAAGTTTAACGTGCTAATTTGGTCAGTGATAGTTGGGAATGTATCACCATCACCCATACGCCACCAGTTATCAGGCGCGGTTGTTAATGATGATAAATCATGTGTCACACCTAAGTTATAAATAGCGGCTACATTCGCGGTTTGATCACTTGACCATATAGCAACTTCATCAACCTTGTCATTGTTGCGCATATGCTTACCACCGTACACAACTTCGCCTATGCGGAATTGCTCATCGTTAATTGATGAATCCCAGCCATCATTAGAGTTTTCTTTAGTTAAGGTTTGGCTAACACCATCTAACCATATTTCAAAGCGGCTATAATAATCGTTAATGCTTCCGCCATTACTGCCAGTTGTGCCGCCATCATAGGTAATAATAAAATGTACCCATGTGTCATCGACTAATGAATTGTCAGGCGTTGTAAATCTCAACCAATCATCTTCAGAGCCAAACTTTAATACAAGCTGCTCTTTGCTCGAGTTGCCATCCCAATAAACCCAAACGCGACCTTCGTTGTCTTTATCAGTACCGCCATAACTAATGATAGTCTGATTTGAGTCGCTAGAAGTGCCACCTTTAAACCATCCCGCGATAGTCCAAGCATCACCAGCGCCAGCGCCATTAGCCGCTCTATACATTGGGTTGCTTGTTAACGCTGAAGCATCCATGTAATCATTGTTGTTAAAGTTAATTGATTTAGTATTAGAGTAAGGAGGGTTTGAAACCGTGATTGTTAATGTCTCCGTATCGCTACCGAAATAGTTAACAGCTTTCATTGTTGGAGTGTAAACGCCGTCAACAGCAATAGAGCCTACTAACTTTCTAATATTGCCCTCAGCGGTAACTAGTCCCGCAGGTAAGTTTGACCACTCATAACCAACACCGCCAGTAGCTATTAACTCGTAGTTTATCGCTACGTTTTCAGTAGTGTTTATTGTTAACGTGCTGGTGATTACTGGTGGGACATCTAACCCTGAACCTGTAAATAATGCGTTAAGCGCGTTTACTGTTGTCGATGCGTCTGATCCGTAAGCTACCAAGCTTTGATCAACAAACTCAGCAAAAGGTATTGCAGTAAATATATCTATATCACGCGCTAAATCTTTAACACTTAAAAAAGTGTCAAGCGGGTTAATTAATATTGACTGTAACGAGTTAAGAAACTGTACACCGTTAGCGTCTTCAACAAAGATAGCGTTGGCTTGTGAATCTCTGTAAATAATAATACTCATTTTTTTATCACCTGTATTGCTGAACCCGCATTAATCAAAGTACCGCTTGCTGACAATTTTACCTGCAAAATAATAGGGTTGTCTTTAGTGTTTAAGTCACCCATATAAATTAAATCTGTTGATAATGAAAAGCGGTAAGGCTGGCCCGAGCCGCTATCTAAACGACCAATTATTTTTTCAAGCGTGTAAACGTTACCACCTGTTCCGAGTGAATACCTAAACTCTAACAGGGTGTTATTAGTTCCTGGCGTTACTTGGTAATCATTACGGACTAGCAATGTATCACCTAAATCTAATTCTGTTGGGTCGATATCACCTGTCGATACATTCATTAACTCGGTAACGCCCACTGGCCTGTATGTGTCGTTTGATGCTACGCCCAATCCGTCATTAGGTATTGTTGTCCATACGCCACCCGTCAGCACCAATGGGCTGCTTGCTGTTGATGTGTCGTTGTAATCGATAAAGCCTTGGCCAGTACCAGCTCCACCACCAGCTACTGCCGTGATAACTATTTCATCGCCTGATTTTACAATTGATATACCTAGGCCAGCAGATAGTGAGCTAATAACAGGTTGCGCATTAGTTAAGCCGCTAGTTATAGCTACGCCGTTAGAGTCCTGTGATACATTCCATTTAAGTTTTACACCATTCTCAGGGCTAACACTTGCAAGTATACCGTTACCGCTCTCGATAGCTCTGATTTGATAATCACTAGGGCTAGGTTCACTTAACACTTGAACAGCTAAAGGGTCACCTATTGCAGTCAATGTGCCGGTAACACCTAAAGCTAGTTTAAAGTCTGAAAACTTAACGTTTTTATTAGTGCCATTTAAAACAAAAGTAAATAGATCACTATCAGTTAGTGATGTACTTACATTGAAGCTACTTATTTTTTGACTGGTCATTAAGTGTCACTCTCTAAAAGAATTGAGCCGCCTTGTTCTGCCAATAATTCATCATCAGGACAAGGGTAAAAGTGTTGATTGTTAAATGTATTTTCTTGCTCGTTACCACTACCAATAGGTAATGTACAAGGGAATGAAGTCGGCTTAACTACCACTGCTATCTTTCTAATTTCAGATAGGCCATCACGAGCGCTTTGTAATAATTCAGGTGTTAAAGCTACATCGTATGTAGTTAATAACCGTTTAGCTAGATTAAATACAATACCTTCAATAGCACCATCAGCAACAGTAATTGGGTCACTAGGATTGGTTACAGTTGTGAAGCCTAATAAGTTAAATGGCGTGGTGGTCATCATTCGGTTAAGGTAACGGCGACCTGTTTGAAAGTCTACCGCCTGCAATGCTTGTTCACTAGCTTGGACTAGGAGTTCTTGTAGCGCGTCATTGATAACGCTTTCTGCGGTTTCCATTAGTCAGCCTTTTTAGGTATTGGTTGAATAAATGCAACCAGTGGTAATATAGCAATCATGTTTTACCTCGCTAATTAATGTTTAATGATGTGCACTCATAGAATGCACATTTTAAATACTACTTTGCTTTTGGTTTTTCTAACGTGTAACCATCTAATGATTTGTCGTTTAACTTAATTAAACCGACCATATACTCATTGACCATTAACTCTTGGCCTGTAGGCGTATAAACCTTTGTTAATTTTTCTTTAGTCATTGTACTGTCCTTGGGTTAATGCGCGACAATTAGCCGCGCATAATTGGTTAAAACTAACCGCCAAAACCTTTACCAGCTAAGAACGGATTCATTGTTCCTAGTGCAAAGCGTAAATCAATACGAACCTTATTGGTGTTTTTGGTGAAGTCTGAGCCTTTACTAACACGTAACTGAATACCGTCTTTAGTTTGTGCAAGCGTATCAGTTGAATCAAGCTTATCCATTGGAACACCAGCGATAACGAAAGCGTCACGATGGAAGAACAAGTTAGGCTGAATACGTGTAGCAGCAGCACCACCAAGAGTAATAACATCACTTGCGGCAATTGCTGAATCAACAGTATTGTATTGACCGTTAGCTTCAAACAAAGCAGGACCAGTAATTACTAAGTTACCAGCACCAGAACCATCAAGAGTTACTGTATTTGTAACAGTACCAGTAAATACAACTTGATTACCTGTTTCATCAATAACCGGCTCACGTGTAGCTAAGTTTAAACGGAAGCGACCTGCAATGCTTACAGTTTCACCAGCAGCAACAACTAAGTTAGCCTGAAAACCAGTAACACCGATAACCTGAGTCATTGTGTCCTTAGCTGCTTCATAAGTTGCAACAGGAGTACCTACAACAGTACCCGCACGACCTGCACCAGTACCAGTTAAGTAGCTAGTTAAGGTTGTACCTGTCATAACGTCCAAGCCAGCAAAGTTTTTAGTAATCATTGCGCGTTCGTTGGCAGTATCAGTACCAGTTTCACCACCTAAACTACGTTGATCACTTGCTAGTGAGCGCTGTGTAAACGGGTTAACTACATACTTCCAGTTGCCATCTTTAGGTACGCCGTTAGCTTCCATTACCGCGCCAGCTTCAGCAACATGGTCCCAAGTTGAAACCGCTGTACCAACAGTACCAGCAAGTAAGCCAGTGTTGCGAGCCATGTACTCAGCCGTTTTAAGCTCCATCTTAGTAACTAAGCGTTGTGCCATATCTTGGAAGAAACGTGGATCGCCACCGTCTTTTAATGCTTCGTCAAATTCTTTAACTGATGCGAAAACAGTTAATTGATCTTGAACTGTCGCAGTTGCTTTACCTGTAATATAAACAGATTCAGTTTCTGATGTTAAATCACCATCAGCCGTTTCGCTTACTGCCCAATCAGTAGGGCGTTTAACGTCTACATTTTCACCTGACTTTACATCAAAGCTACCTTGAAACATTTGTGTGTTGATATTTTTAGATAGAGTACGGCTAGTCTCAAAAGGGACTAGAACTTTATCCATGAGTTTACGTGAGAAATTGCTATCGAAATTATTAGCCATGAGTGGCTCCTTTAATTAACTGTAAATAACACCGTTTAGTGCAGGATGCTTTTGTTCACCTGCGCCATTACCTTCCAGATTTGTTGCTGGGGCTGGTGCGTTGCTTGTTTTTGGCTTTAATGCGCTAGCTTTAGTTTTGATACCATCCAAGAATTGACCTACTGCAAAAGGTGACATACTTGCTAATTGATGACCGTCTTGCGGATTAGCCGCTAAGTGTTTAGTTATCAATGGGCCATCACTATCACCTAAAATGTGCATTATTAAGTCTTGTGATAAACCGTAATTAGCAACGACATTACCAGCCGCTTGTAACTCTTCTTGTTTAATACCTAATTCAGTAGCTTTTTGACTATAACTAGCCATAGACTCCTGTACTTTAACTTGTTGTGCTTGCGCGTCTTGTTGTTGAGTAAATTGCTGTTGCTGCAAATAAGCATTGTTTTGAGCGTTATAGTTAGCTTGTGCAATGATTGCTTCATCACGCTGCTTTACTTTAGCGTCAAAATCTTCGTCAAAACTATCTGGCATTGGCGGAATGTTACCCACTGCTGCCGCTTGACGTTCACGTTCGGCTTGTTCATGTTTAGAGTTAATCTCGCGTTGTGCTGCTAAATCACGCTCTAACTGTTTTTTCTCGCCGTACTGCTTATTAAATGCTGCGTTTGCTTTTTCCTGCGCAACTGCTACTTCATCAACTTGTTCATTCGATTCATCTTGAACGGGATTACCAGCATCCGACACTGGTGCAGAATCATTTGTTACGACTTCCTCGTTAACTGCTTCGTTAATCGGTTCATCGTTTTGCGGAGTATCACTCATGTTATATCGACCTAATGGCATAGTCTTTCGACTGAGCAGTTATTAAAGGTTAACTGTTGACCTAGAAATAGTCAAAACAACTATTTCTTGGCTTATTTTAACACATTAGTTTATTAGTGCAAATGGCTACTATTTAGTGTGATTGGCTAAACGTTAATACTTAAAGGGCATAACTTAAATGACTGTATAGTTATTGCTACATCGCTACCTAAATGATCGTATACGCAGATTTTATTTAACCCGCTAATACGCTCGTACTTAAAGAATGCTGTTCCTGCTGTTGCGCTAAAAGATAATGCTATTAGTAATGCTGTGATTGCTATTTTCATTGCGTTAATCCTTAAAGGTTTGTTGGTTGATTATATCACGATAGGTATGTTTGTTAAATTTAGATAATAAGTATCATTAGACACGTTACTGCATGGATGAGTAAGTGTGCTTAGTTTATATCAAGTAGTATTAAATCAGTATCAGCTAGCTATTCACATCCTTGTTGGTCGCTCAAACCATATACCATGCAGACAATGCTGTTTATTCCCGTGTCTAGAGGTCGATTAATACTAAGTATTCGATATTTGCTAATTATAATCGTTAGCTTGATTAAGGTTTTTTACGATAACCGAGAAAATTCGGTTGAATAGGTGGGATTACAGGCAATAAAAAAGGCTTAGAGCGTGTGACTGTTCGAACCGGATTAAATTAATAACCGCCAGACACACTATCT